AATTTTTGATAGTTACAATGGCTTCGATTGTACCTGCTTTGGAGGTTGGTTTATCAACCAGACTTCGGCCAATTACATTAAAAGCCGTTATTTCACCAGGTTGTGCCGCTCTAGCAATACCATTTCCTGCTGAGACTAATCTGTCGCCTTTGCGTACAGTGCCTACTACTTTGACTGGGACACGTCCAGTCATTGCAACTGGAGGATGTGTGTCGTCTTCGCCGGCAGCACCGTTCATCAAGTAGGCCGCTCTAGTACTTATTACACCAAACACTTTATCGCTTAAATCTGTAAGTGATTTAGTAATTTCTGCCGAGCCGCCAAGTTCAACCACAGTACCTGCATCAAGTACTTCATCTGCGGCAAAGCGTTCTGCAACGTCAGCATAGAGTGCTGTGGTTGCTTGTGCAAATAATCGGTTAAAATATATGCTTGAACTACCAATGTTGCCGACTCCGTTGGCTCCAGAATTGAAAATATTACCTACTGTTAAACCAGTGCTGGAGAATGTTGCTACGTTTGGTGTTCCAGCTACTCCTACAGTTACATTACCGCTTGCAGCCACACTAACATTACTAGTTCCATTATAGATATTTGTGGGGCTAAGACCAGTTACGAAAAACGCATTACCTAACAAATAGTTACTGCTCACATTACCAGAGGCTGTGATATTACCACTTACACTAATTGTAGTACCGTTAATTGTGGAGCCGGTGTTACCAATAGTAGCGGCGTTAACAACTGAACCAACCAATGATCCAGTACCACCAGCGCGAACGTTTCCAGTAGCACTAAGGTTTGTAGCATATAATGTGGCAGTATCAACAGTGACCACAAGTGTTCCAGCAACTGCCATTTCTATGTTGCTATTTGATGATGCTATATTAGCATAACTTTGTCCGTTGAGTAGTTTAGTAGCCGCACCGCTGACTGCCACAACGCCAGTAAGTCCACTACCATTACCAGTAATATATCCACCAAAGATATTTCCAGATCCAGACACAATGCCTGAACCAAATAATACGTTACCGCCAGTGATATTGGCAGTGGTTGTTATGGTCGAAGTGGCACTAATCAGGCCACCAGTTAATAAGTTGCCACCAGTTATGTTGGCAGCAGATGTAATTGTTGATGTGGCGCTAATCAGGCCACCTGTTAAGATATTACCACCAGTTATATTACCAGTAGAACTCATTAATCCACCAGTTAATACATTGCCAGCAATAATATTACCAGTTGTGCTGACATTACTGCCTGCTGGAGGGATTACGTTACCAACAAAATTTGCACCAATAACATTGCCTGTGGCTGATACTACACCTGCAGTTAACAAATTACCAACAGTGGCATTGCCAGTTATAGTTGTATACCCAGTGATATTGGCGCCTGTACTAGTAACTTTACCAGTAGCAACGCCACCAGAAGTTAATATAATATTACCAGTATTAGTTACGTTACCAACCATGACAGTGTCAGTGGCATTACTAAATGTAACACCTTTATAAACGGTGGGGAACAAGGTACTAACCGGTGCTGCCGCAGTAAAAGTTGAGTCTGTACTAAAGATTGCAACCCTAACGTTGGCCACATACAAACTTGTCACATAATGCGATACTGCACCGCTATCTGTAATTGTTTCAGGGATGGCGCCTGCTGTTCCTGTGGCGCTCGAATACGCTGGACCAACTACTAAAAATGATGTACCAGTATAAACTTTAAGTTGTTGATTAACAGTGTCATACCACAAATCACCGGTTACGTTTGAAGTAGGTTGAGTGGAACTGGCTGTTGCGGCACTAATGACTTTCCAAATGGCACCATTATAAACTTTGAGCAATGTATTGGTTTTGTCCCACCAAATTTGGCCGGTTAACGGAGATGTCGGAGCCGTGGAGTTTGAAAAATTTTCCAACATTTGGATGAAATTCTCATCCAAAAATTCACCGTAGCCAGCATAGTTTTTACCTACTAGGGTTACACTACTGGAGGTGTTGACAGTGCCGTCGTTTACTGTAGCAAAAACTGTCCCGTCGGTAAGATTAATTGTATATGCCATGCCAGTTACCTGTTTCCATTCTATATTTATACAGCATTGATATTGCTCAGAGTTTGTATTCTCAGAGTATAATCAATTTGAATTTGTCTATTCAAACTTTTTTGTACAGGGTGAAAAATTACATGGGTTATTAATCGTAGATTATCAACTGATCCATTCCACGATTTTAGCCCTAATTCATCAAACACGTACTCTCCATTAAAATTTGTTGAGTTATCAAACGCTTGTTGTTCAGGTGGTTCACCGTAATCTAACAAGCAAGTTACTAAAATATCAGTATAAGCATTTCCAGATGTGTGCAATACTGTCATTTTGTTATTTTCGGGGTCAGAGTCAGCAGCCGAATTATCGTCAACAACTTTTTGATATGTTTGGTTGTACAGGTCAGCATTTTGCCCGGTAGTGTTTGGGGGCAAGTATGTGATAACTCCTGTGGGATCTACACTGGATCCGCCATTGCCAAATGCCATTTGATAGATGTAACCCAAATTGCGATCGCTCAGGGTTTGAGCCATTGCTATACTAATATTTTCATAGTGGATAGCGTTCTTTTTGTCCACAAGCACTTCGCCTGTAACAGGGTCATGTATTTTGACAAACCCCTCAATTTTGCACAAACCTGGGGTTATCATGCTCTGCCCTCCACATAAGTTTTTTGGGTTTTTGGATCATAGATTCGCATGTGAGCCTGCACCGAGATGGATCCAGTTTCGTTGGGTTTGCGAGGAGTTGCCTCTTTTTTTGGTTCAACTGTTTGTTTTGACTGTGTATTTGACATGGTCTTTTATTTACCTTGTTTATAACCCACGCAAGAACCTTGCGGCCTGCGTATCGGTGTCTTGTAATGCTACCCCATCACTAGGAGTGCCATCTCCCAATTGATACCATGTAGTAGCACATTGTCTTACCAAAACAGTAACTTCTACCCCGGCTGGCGGTGCATGCAACTCTGGGTATGTTGCACCATCAACCACAAATTCAACTGCAACAGGATCAAATTGACTTACAAACCACCGATACTGACTTGTGGCTGTTGTGTCACTGTATGCATATTGTCTAGTACCGCCAACATAAACTTCAATAGCATCGATTTCGATTGTGCTATCGTCAAATGTTGCAACATCTATGCTGGGTGCATAGAATGTTGTTGTGCTACCATCCCCAGTGGATGTATCGCTTACCACGTAATTTTGTAAAGATTCTGGCAATAAATTTTCTCTGCTCATGTTGTATACATCAGTTCCAGCAGTATGAGTTGCAAGAGCAGTTCCTGCTGTGCCTCTCATGAGTCCGCTGACTGTATTATCTACAGTATTTCTTGAACGGTACATTATTCTTTCGCCATCAATGGTTAATATCCCAAATATTCCCAATTCTAGATTTGGTTCAGATAATGCATTGGCATTATCTACATATACTATATCATCTATTATTTCAAGATCTTGAACCAAAATTGTTGTGGTATTTGTGGTAATTCTGTATGTGGCTTGTATTCCACGCATGTCTTGGAATATGCGGAATGCCATAGCGTCTGGTACTGTACTACTTGTAAATTCTGTTACCGCTAAAATTTGTGCTGGCCCAATTGTGCCGCTAGACAAAATCAAATAATCCCCAGCTGGATTGGTTCCGTCATCTTCTTGATATGCAACGGTAAAATCTTGACCTTCAAAAAGTTGGTACCCATCAAGAGATACCCACAATCTACTGGCCAACACACCGGTTCTTTGCAACCAGAAATTGTTATTGCTAATGGAAATTCCAGCTGAATAATCATAGGCACCCGGAGCAAAGTTGGAAGAGTCTGGATAACTGTAATTGGTGCTGTCATAATCTTCTGTAATTAACACGCCGCTACTGGTTGGACCAATGAATACTAAAGTCAATGGGTATTGTTGTGATGTATCATTCCACGACGTAATACAAAATGCATCATTTAAATTTATAGATGTATTAATGATTAATTGATTTGATGACACCCTATAATCAGCTTGTGTACTCATGCTAATTAAAATTCTTGCTCCGCTAACCGGTGGAGAGTTAAACACAACTTGCCGACCCGGTGTATTACTACCAGTATAAGGGGTGACAATATAATTTCCAGCAGTTAATCCAAAAGTTTGTGGTTGTAATACATCATCTATCCACACTTGAATGTCTGTGGGGGGATAAACATAAGTTTGACTAATAGTAGTTCTTTGCGGTAATCCAAAACTCAAACTTGACCCATCGCCAAACCACTCTATGCCAGCCGGTGGTGTTAATTTTAATCCATTGCGTGTGACAATCAAATTGGCTGGATTAGAACCTTGCATGCTATTGGTCAATGTAATTATTTTTGTAGATACAGTATTTGAAGTGGCTGTTGTGATCTGAGTTTGTGGGGTACTCCAGCTGTATACTGTTGTGGCTTGGCCTGTACCTGATCCTATGCCAGTTGCTGTGAAGACAACTCCCACAGTATTACTAGCGGCGCCAATCAAAACAAAATTAGTTGTTCCCAAAGTGGATATAGTGTATTGACGACCAATAATAAAATATCCAGCATCAATTGTGGATGTACCAAATGCAGTCAACGAGATTCCGTCACCGGCTCCGTATGTGGTCCCAAACTCTACCATACTTTGTGTTGTGGGTACAAATTCTAACCAATATGCCACATTGGTAATGAGTATTCCAGGAATTGTATCTTGGAGAGCGCGGTAATATGAACCGCTGTTGTTGACGATGTCTAATGTTGTATAACTATTGGTTATGTTCCAATCTGTACTAGCAACATACGGACTCCAGGTGGCTCCACTGGTTATTGCCCCATTAACAAAAATTGCCAAACTTATTATTTCAGCAGAATTTACAGGAATTACTACCGAACTACCCACGTTTTCACCCATGTAGTTATTGCGGTATAACTGACTTCCGCCACCAAGTTCATACACACTGATATTAATTAAATTTCCACTAGCCGCAGTGAGCAAAGTTATGGTTTGGTTGTCCCAATCTACAGTATAATCAATATTTAAATTCAAATCCAATTCAGTGGTGATATTGCTAACCAAGACCTGGACTGGATTTTCAACAACTCCTGCCCAGCTGAATGTATCAGTTACAGCAGAATCATATGTGTAACGTATACTGGAAATTTGGAACCCGTGTCCATCCCTGTTCCAGTCTGCACCCGGTCTAGTGTAAACACGCATATCAAGGGTGTCAAATTCTGATCCGTTGACTAGTTCTTCAGGAGCATGTGCTTCGTAAAGGCCAATAAATTTACCACCATCTACATTGATGTCTGAATCAAGTGCGCCCAGTGTTGTGTCTGTAAATTCACTTTGATAAATTGTATCTATTGAGTCAGGTACCAAGAAATAGTTTCCATATACTTGTACCCCAGGATATGCTATTCCATCTATCAATAAAGGTAAATCAATACCGGGCTGATTAACTCCTGGCACATAATATCCACGAGTACGGTCAATACCGCTTAGGTCTCGAGCCGGCACAAGTGTCCAATCTTCAAGATTGAATACTGGGCCCACAACTGCGGTAGAGTCTGTACTAGATGCTTGCCACACACGATCATCATATCGAACCAAAGTACCATCTTGATATGTGCTAGACGAATTCCAATCTTGCACATCAGAGAAGTATTGGAATCTATCATACTTGATTGTTGTTTTAATACTTCTTACAAGACCTGTGTATCTGCTGAGAGCTCTGCTGTAATTCATCACAGCATACGCACGAGCACTGACACCGTTGCCGCCATCAAATGATATCTCTGGTGTTGCTGTATATCCTGATCCTGTATCAATGACCGTAACACTTGTTACCTGGCCAAGACTATTAATTTCAGCCACCGCTGTGGCTGCTACAGTAGCATCACCAGTAATCGTAACTATTGGTGCTTCTGTGTAACCACTACCACCATCAATAATTTCAATGCTGGTTAAATTTAATAGATAGTTGCTGTACCACTGATTATACGGCCAAGTACTCCACACTGCACTTGTGGATGGCAAATCGCTTTCTGTGGTCAATTGTGAATTAAATGCATCACTTTGAGCGTATGGTAACAGTATTGGGCTAGTGTATTGTGGAATTTCTAGCGTGGTATTATAGTACGCTGGTAAATCAAAATCAGTATTATCTCCAAAAAATTCATCAAAGCCGGTGTACTTTAAGTTAAATTCTCGAACTGACACGTGATAAGGTTTGACCTCTTGAATATAATCACTTACAAATTCTTGATTGTCACGAATATAGTTTTGATATGGTATCAATTGACGGATTCTGTGATCAACATCAATTAAACCAGTTTTAACTAGCCATTCAGGTGCAGAAAATTCACTTAGTACAAAGTTAAACATCAATACCAAGGTTCGATTGCGCTCAATTGCCAACTCGTCAATAAACAATTCTTCGTTAATGGCTTGAATAATTTTTCTTGTTTCTGTTACAGGTTCTTGGTCAAAATACTGTGCATCAAACACTTCAATATCATAACCAAAACGGCCAAGTTGATAGTCCCACAATTCTGCTGAGAACTCAATGGTGCCGTCTTGCAACACAACTCTTTCCCATCCAGTATCAGTCAACAAATAAATTTCATACTTGCCTTGAGAATTAGCGGTAACTTTGACACTGCTACCGACGGGCACAGTCACGGTTGCTAATGCCGCATAATTAGAAACTTCAGTAATTACCTTGATACTGGAATTGTATCCAGGCCGTACCCAGTTGATATAGCTCCAATACGCAGGAGTGTCGTACGTTTGCACTCTTGATAGAATTAACACTCGTTCACCAGGCGTGGTGTCGCTGGCAGTGACTGTGTAAATTGTCCATAAACCCCGGTTGTAACTATCAGTTGTCACAAGGTACTTGTATCCTAGATCAACTGCATAGATATCTTGATAACCAAGAATTTCTAAATTAGCAACTTGCAAATTCCAATTTACAACAGTATTTCCATTGATAATTTCAGATTGTATGGGCTCAGGCTCACTGCTGTTCAACAAGTCAAACATGCGCATTTCAGTTATGGGCACCTGTGCTAATATAGTGTTAGATCTAACAAGATAATTTTTTAACGCCGCAAATCGATCTACAAACATGGATTGACGCGGGCGAAATTGTACTCCATATCTTTCAGCTGGGCTTAGATTTGGATCTGGCACTTTGTTTCCAAACGTGTCAACTCCGCAAAAACTATCTTGAAGTTTGCGATATAAATTAGTACTTAAAAATCCATCTGCACGATCTTGTGGTATTAGTTCATACTCGACGTGAACATTATTGTTAGTGAGTTCTCGATCAAATTCAATACTGATAATCGTATCACTGGCTTCTATATAATCTGCGCTGTTGTAAAGAGCAATAGTACTACCATTAATGGGTGCCATGTAGGGTATACCACTAGCCCGAGGATCTGTAATATAAGAAGCAATGGTACTAATTGGTAATGTTTTGTTAAGATTAGTAGAAGTGACTGTGATATCTCTTACCCAGAAATAATATTCTGTGTTAAATGTACCATCTTTTGTGAGTCGAGTATTCACAGTGTATGACACTGTGTTGTATGGTGTTCCTTCACCAGCGTAACTGGCTGGAGGCACTGGACTTGATACCCATTGATACACATCAACTACACTTCCTGGGAACAGTTGTGCCCATCTGCGACTTGCGTATGTAATGTTATCTTGATTGGGATCGATAAATCTAACGGTGCCAATGTCCCACCATATTTCACCCACATGGTCACCAAACCAGGTTGTGCCACGAACGTTGTATGCTCCAATATTGTACGAAGCAGGGTCTATAGTGCTGATGTAATCAAGGTTTTGTCTGGCGGCGCCAAGAATCTTGCCTTGTAAGGGATTGATAAAATCTAAGAATTCGGTTTTTGCTCCTGTGATTCTATCATACAAGAATACACTATTCAACAATCTAATATCCACTGTGGGCTGTTGGATTTTGGTTATAGTCCAAGCCGGTGTTTGTGTAGCATTTTCAAATACAAACACCGCGCCAAAATTTGCATCGCTGTCGTCTGAATCATTTTTAGGGGCACCGGCCACAAGAACTCCAGAAGTATAACTAACTGAAGTTCCATAAGCATCATAAGGTGCTATGTCTGGGTTGTTTACTTGTTGTCCAAACACAAACTTTCCAGGATTAGACAATGTTGTAGTCGAACTTGGCAAATAATCATATGTATAAATTGCTCCACTTTGTACAAATATCGAGAAGAATATAGTAGTACCAGCATCAAAGAAAGTGGTGCCGTCATCAAATTCAGTTTCAAGATACAACGTACCTTGGGGCGAGCCTACCACAAGATTCACAGCAGAATCATCAAGACTCAAACTGCTACCAAAGGCAGCATACTCTATAGGATATGGACTTTCAATTGTTTGTGTCCATGCAAATGTTTCAAACCCTAGATCATCAAATGCTGTGCCCACGCTACCTGGTGCCACTTGTACTTTGTTGACCGGTGAGGCTGCCGCAGGATTCTTGACTGATATTGTGAGATACCCCGTGGTGCTTACAGTGGCCAGTACATTTTGTACACCAGTTTGTGATCCTGCAGGAATTCCATTGATTTGATCTGCTAGACCTTGTACCGTTGGGTTATTAGCCGGAACTGCAACATCAATATTGTTGACGCGAATTGTATCACCAGCTGTGAGTGTGGGGTTGGCCACTGTGGCAGTAATTGTACCGTAGATACGACTTTGATTTACAAATCTTTCAACCACTCCGCCTTTGAAAACTTGCGCACTGCTCTGTGGTTCTCCCACATACAGGCTACAGTTATAAGAACAAATATCTAATGCTTGTCCAAAATTACAAAATTCAGCCACTGTGTTTTGATTGATCTCTTGTGCTAAACTGAATTGATTGATTTCAATCTCAATTACATCGCCCACTGATAAATCTTGGTTGATAGTAATAGTATTGCCGGATACTGTAAAAGAATTTTGGGCATCAATTACACTGTCAGTTTGATTGATTAAAAATACATTATTAACAATCACAGTAATTGGTGCTGTAACTGTGCCAAGTACAGTATAAGAATTGCTTGAATCGTCATTCTTGATAAAAGTTTGTACATTGCGATCAAACACATACACCGCACCAGCTTCGGTTTCGCCATTAACTGTGATATATGGGGTTCCCACAATGAGTTGACGTCCATCAGTTGTACACGAAACTGATTGGCCAAACCTATCACTTGCTCCTAGCCCAGGTACAGTAATACTATCAACATAGGTAAAATACCCCTTGGAATTAATTACTGCAACGTCACTGACACCTAATGCAGTTACAAAAGTAACAGTGGTTCCGGCAAAAGTATAATCAATATTGGGACGCCATAATACATCATTTACTTTGACTGAGAATGAATAGATATCAGTGGCTGTGAACAATCCCACTGTTCTTCCCTGCTGATCAACGCCTTGAGCCAAGTTGAAAGACACGGTAGAGTACGGTACTTGGAAAGTATTCCATCTATCAAATTGAATCAAAAGTCCTGATGTTGGCGCTGTTGTAAACGTCACTGTGCTAAAATCACCAGCCACAGTATAATCAACACCTAGTGTTTGAACCACGGTGTTCACTATCACTCGAACTTGGTAACTGTTATTGATTTGTATTTCATCATCAATAACATAAGTGGTGGTGGCACCGTCACTAATAAAACTTGCAGATTGTTGTTGCCAATCTACAAAACCATATGCGTGTACATAATTCAATCCAGGGGCGCCAATGTACATCCAACGCTCGTCCAAGCTCATGGCAACTGAATATCCAAATTCTCCAGCGCCGGGTGTTGTGCTAGTTGTTGTACCAGGTTGTGTAAACAATTGCCATGTTGTGTATGGGTTAGTTCCGGCAACACCCAACGTGGGATCTCGATATATCACCGAAGCGTATCCATTGTTGGCTGTGCTGGTTGAACCAAGACTGGCTGATGCGCCAGCCACTGCCCATTCTTGATTGCCAAAATTTATAGCATTACCAAATCCACGAACGCCAGTAACGTCTAAAGTAAGAACTGCGTCTCCAGTTGAAAGGGGGCTAACCGGTGTGTATTGATCACTGTAACTCTTTAGATAAACATACACGCCACCTTTTTCAACTCCTGATCCAAATCCATATCTCGGACTGCCTACAAACAAGGCTGTTTTGTTACGTCCCTGAGCCACACTGGCTCCATACTGCTCGTTTGCATCAAGCAGTACTGGTGACAACGAAATGATACTAGAGAATACTGTGTTCTTTTCTAATACTTCCCATAACCCTTCGCCATTGTTGTCAACCCAGACTCGTGCACCAGGTAAAATATCATTTGCATAAGGTAAATTAACAACATCACTGGCCTGAGCAACACGCATGGTTTGTAGTGTCAGCCCAGTTCCGACACCGTTAGCAACTGTGCGGTTGCTAGAAAATGCAAATGCAATGTTTACTGTGGTCAAATTTGGTACCGATAACACTTGATAAACACCATTGACTTCAACGTCAAAGAATTTAATAATCAATTTATCGCTGGCAACTAGTCCATGGTTACTGCTGAAAATTACTCGACTGGTACCATTTAAGTTATCACAAACGTGTTGTATCTGTCCGGGGACTGCTTGTGCTCGATATATGTTCCAGTCATAGTCATTGATTTTGGCTACCCAAATACTGGTGCCAACATTAATGGCATCAATGTTGGCATTTAAACTGGCATTGTTGGTAATGTCAAATACTGTAATGTCAGCATCATTTAAATTTACATAACCAGCTGTGGGAAGTCCAACATCTGTAGGAAGTTCTGTAGTGGTTGGGAGAATTTCTGTGCTGGTGAGTTTGTAACTCTGTCTCCATACATCACTTAAAAATATTGTTTGATCAGCTTGGCTAACTTGTTGTGGTACCACAACTTGAACCACACTGGGATTTGAGCTCAACAAGGCACGATTTAATCTTAATTCAAAGAAACTACGATTAGCATTGGCGCCATACACAGCACGTTGAACTGCCCAGTTTTCATAAATGTCATAGTCAGCGGCTTCCTTGCCAAGGTTAGCAGCTTTGAATAATTCAGCACTGAGTATGGTTCCCTTGGTGTCAAGAAATTGTCGGTACACATTGACTTGACTAACATCATCAAGATTTAATGCGGCCATGTACTGTCTGGGTTTAAATCCAATTAGTCCATAACTTAGTAAATCGTTGTCAAGTTCAATATTAGCGGCATTGATATTGTAACTATTGGCCAATTGATTGGCCTTGTTGGCTATATTTGGTAATAACCCAAGTTCAATTTGTGTATAATCGCTCTGGACCCAATCATCAAAACTGAATTTAACGCTGGGTTGTACAATTTTTAATGCAGACCAATACACATTTTTATACTTGACAATTTCACCTTTACTATATGTGCGTAATCCCGTCCACTCTTGTACATTGTCTTGATTTAAAATAAATCCTGGAGTATCAACTGTGCCGTTCCAATTGGCTGTGGTCACCGCCACAAGGTTCAGACGATTTTGTCTAGCACCGGTTGTGGGGTCATATATTAAATCGCCAAACACACTTTGATTGCTTAAAACCATCATGTGTTCAAAACTAGTAAATCTTAAATCTATAAAACTGATATTTTGTGTGGTCAATGGTTGTATTACAAATGTATTATCAGTTCTTACAATATTCAATGTGCGAGTTGGTAATTCTCTTGAATTTTGATCTAGCAATAGATTTTCTGTAGTTTCTGTAGTTATGTTGTCAACCACAGCACCAGCACGAGTCACAGTAAGACCACCGGCCAGGGGATTCAAATTAATAATAGCGTTTGTATCCCAACCTTGTTGACTCCAATACAAAAATTCATTAACCATTCTTGGCCAATCCAATGTGTAACCGTTGGCGCGATCAGTAAAAGTTAATCCTTGAGTTTCTAATAATTTTCCATAGCTCAATAAAAAGTCACTTACAGCAGTTTCGTTGCTGAATATAAAACCATAAGGCACCTGTACTACTGTATCGGTATAAAATGTTGGTACTCTAACTGTGATTCCGCCGGTGCTGTATTCTTGTAATTTTCCTACTGCTTGGCTTTGCAATATTTCAAAATAAACCTGAGTGGTTCCATACCCAAATACTGCATATCCACCTGTGACTTTTTGCACAGCCACCGCACTATATCTGATGCTTTCAAATGGTTGGTTTTTGTACAATACAATATCATAACTCTCATCTGGAATCATTAGTGTGTTGTTGGTGCTATTGGGACTGGATTTTTCAGTAAACAATTTAATATATTGTTTGTCTGAATAACTGGCCATACGATAACACAATCTAACATCTAAATTTTGTAATTCGGCTGTGAGTTTATCAGTGCTGTTGATACCACTCTGACGATTAAAGTCTACAATCCAATCAATATAACTGGCCTTGCTGACGCCGTTACCATAAACTTCAACGTCATTAGCATTTAATCTGTAACGTTCATTGTAAAGATACTGCGCATAATCTAAATTGTATTTGTATAAATCTCTATCAACAAACAATGCAAAAAACTTTGCAGGTCGAGTAACAGCCAACACATGCATTACCGAGAATGGGTATGCACTAGAATTCCACCACGACGCTTCAACAGGACCGCCATCACCAATTGCCCAACTTTTACTGAATGCGCTGGCAAGATTATAATTTGGAGGTAGTGCGCCAACCACGCTGTTCAACGGGCTTAGTAATTCGCCTTCTGATCCTGTGGGAATAACTGATGTTAATCCGGATCTGGCGTATTCAGGTAGATAGTATGGTGCTACGGGATCTGCTACATAGCCAGCTTCTAGGTCATCCCATAAAACCAAGTTGTCAGCGGTATAAGGGGCCACACCGTAGGTGCTTTCCCACCAATCAGGTTTGACAAAAAATCCCAACATTTCCCAGGGCGTATAACTGGGCTGTTGTGTATCATAATAATATCTATAAATTCCGCGCCAGGCACCTAATAAATTCTGTTGGTCAAGACGGCTTTTTGAATTACTATAATTCCATGTAAATTCATTTGTGGCTGAATAATCTTGTTGTTTGTAGTCTAGTTTGTTCCAACCACAATAACTTAAAAAGTCTTCAGCAAAAATATTGTTGATTTCGTCAAACGTATATCCAGTTTCTCGGAATTCACCAGGTAACACATCCGTCAATGTCATTGGTACTGGATTACCATCTAGTTTTAAATTGCTGTAAATTCTAGTTTCAAATTCTAATAGCACATCATCACGTATGTCTCCAAACAGCGGAGTTAAACTTCCATCATGACCTTGAATAAAGTCTTGAATACCTTTACTGACAACTTGAGTAACTACCGCAGGTCTCCATGCAGGATACAACCCCATTTTGGTTGGAGTGTTAGGTGCAAAATTTCCATAAGTGGCATTGTATTCATTGATTGTGACTTTGTCACTGATGGTAAGATCAACTAAGATAGTGAGTGTGGGGGCATCCAATGATACTATATAATCTCTTTGTCTTTCTAACAATACATCATTTAGATACACACACAAGCCAAGATAATTGGCCGATGTAAAATTATATGTTTGTACTGTATCAAATGTGGGTTGTGTGGTATAACCCACTGTGTATGTGTTGGTAGCAAATGTTGAGCCAGTGGGCAACATATCACTCCAATAAAATGGTTGTGTGTCTACTTTGCCTAGTGTGATATCTTGTATAGCAGTATCAAGAATTTCTGCTGTTGTTTTAAAAGCAATATTTTCTTGAGTCAATACAGCGTCAAGCATTCTTGCCTTGTATTTGATGTATTCCCGGCTGTTGTATTGTAAACTAGCAAAAATATTGTAGTCCGGAGATCTCATGAAATATCCAGCTAGAGTTAGCGGGCTACTTTGTTGCAGTATTGTCAATCCATAAGGAACAATATTACCAAGATCTCGAGTGTTGTTTGCACCGTTGATCCTGCCGGACAATGTGATTAAATTCTGACAGATACTTTCGTAATGTGTGCGAATTGTTCCTAGAGTAAATGCTGGACTGTTATTGTTGAGTGGGTTATTTTGTAAATTATTTGGAACCTGATAGAATCCTACTTTGCTGGTTTGGTCACTCAACACCATGACTTCTATAATATCAGTTGGTACGTATGTGTTGACAAGAGTTATCGTGGTACTGTCAGTTGTGGTCAAGTATGTGTAGAGACCGGGGTCAAGGAATACGCTACCTACATATATTTTAATTACAGGAACTGCAATAGAAGATTGCGTGTTAACTGCAATGTCTAATTTAAGAGTGGCCCCAGTATACTCAAATTTAAACTGCTGATAGATTTGTTGTTCAACAATGGCATTTTGCCAACCTAGCAATTTTTCATAGACGACTCGGTTGCCATATTCTCTAATAGAGCCAGAGCTGATATCGCTTGTTGTGCTTACATTATCTGTTGTGTATGTAAATGTATCAACATATAAATTGTTATCAAACACAATATCACCCACGTTGTTGATATTCAAATATTGCAGTGGCAATTGCAAAACAGGATCAAGTATGGTAGTATCTCCAACTGCATAACTGAATAATTTTGATCCTATAAAGTTACTGGATTGATACTTTGCTTGATTACTAAAACTTATTCCATCAATATCATATATGTTAAACAATGGTGCTTGTTGTACTGCGGTTTTTTGCTGTGCTTCTGTCCAGGTAAGGCCATCAAACCAATAGGTAATACCTGCACTGGTATCTCCATCAATACAAACAGTACATTGATCAATTTCTACTACACCATCAGAAGCCAGTGTTAAATTAATAATTGGTTGTGAAATCAAGGGACTGACAGTATCAGGAGTAATAAAACTCACTACATAGATTTTGTCTCTGACATTGAAATCTGCATCGGCTGCAAATATAACTCTTGTGCCTTCAACAAATGTATAGCCATCTACAGTATAGCTTGTAGATCCTTCAACATTGCTAAATGCATCAGACTGAGAAAAATCTATTATGTCCACTGGGTCCTTGCCCTGTGTGCCCATATTAAACAATCGCAGTCCTGGACGGAATTGTATAATTGGACGTTTTGCACGATAGTTGTTGTCAAGAACAATTGGAGTATTGTTATATTCTGCTGTGGCATTGATTACATCTATATGGAACCAACGATTACTCCTGGTCCAGGCATTTAGATCTTTGCCGGCTCTGCTGATTGTTAGATAATCTAATTTGGCAGGGTCAACTACAACTGTTGTTGTATCTGCATCTTCCGCATAAGGTTCGTAAATTTTAAAATTGTTGGTGGATAGTAATTCTATTGCTGATCCAACCCCACTAACATAGTATTCTCGATCGCTGATAGCAATCGCATTCATTGTTCCAGTACCAGATTGTAATTCAAAAACTGTTCCGTACAGTGTTTCACTTATGGTAAATTTTTGATAGTCTCCGGAAATTGACCTAACATAATATGTTTGTCCTGCTTCAATTCCACCCAATGTGGGTGCCAGGAACACAACTTCTTGTCCCACATACAAATCAACAGCAGATGATGATGTGATATAATTGGTACCAATTTCGGTTTCGGTACATTCAAAACTTGTAGTACCAGATTTGTAACTAACGGGTAACACATCACCGGTAAATTTTACTTTTAGTCCGTTTGTGAATGCAACTCCATTAGGGCTGGTATAATTTTTTTGTCCAAGTATTTGATCAATATCTAATATATTAGAATCTACAGAATCTATCAATTTGATAGTTCCAAATATTTCTGGGTCTGTGCCATCTTGGTAATACAAAGTGTCTTGAACCGCAGTCAACAACGGAATTTGTGTTATCGCATTTGCTGACGTTTTATACCACTGAGTATTACTGTAAGTGTTGCCATAAAGAATGGTAAATTTTTCCAACGGATTGATTGTGGCTATTAGATTAACTTGAAGATATTCAACATCATCAACTGTGTTATAGGTAATTTGATATTTGTCAGTATATCCGGCCTGATCGATGAATACTAATGTGCGAGTGTTGAGATTGGTGGTACCGTCAATGCCACCATATTGTAAGATAAAATCGATTAGTGGCTGGCCGTTGATATCATCATAGGTCAATGTTGTGGCTAAGTCTATTGTGCCAATACTGGTCAAGTTATAATAAAAACTTTGTGCAGTTTTTTGTGGAACATTGAATATTATTGTTCCAAGATTTTCACCATTGTTTAGTACCCCGTACACATCTCTACTGCTTATGTTGGGTGCATATGGTAACACACCGTTTATGCCCGGCGCAGATTGTATCCAAAAATTACTATTTTGATCCACTTGGAATGTGTAATTTCCTCCGCGTACTAATTCAATTACAGGATCAGTTCCATATATGTTTGAAAAAGTATATGATGCACCGGTATCAGTTACTACAAAATTATCGCTTGTGGCGATTTCAGTTGCTGATACTGTTACCACATCTGGACCAGCAGGTAACCAAAAATACTGACTAAAATTTACAAACGTATCAAAATCAACAAACGGATCCCAAGTATAATAATCACTTGAATACAACAAATCTGGGCGACTGCTTGTGCCACCTTGAAATCCAACAGCATCGTTTAGGCCAGGATAGGTAATTGTGTTTTTTATTTTGCCGGTACCGGGTACCAAACTAACCACACCCGGCTCAAGTTGATAATTGGCACGTGTGGCCGTGGGCTCAATCACATACTTGTCATTTGGATTAACCCCGGGTCCAACTGTGCGACCAATAAATCCTTGTGTCTTTTTAAAACTGGGCTCTTGGACCAATTGATCTAAAGTGGCTGCAAGAAACTGTTTGTTTGCATCAGTTTGAAATATTTCTGGTAAAAAATCTACACTACGAACTTTGGCCATTAGATAACTCCACTACCGGGAGCAGTACGCAAGTTGGTACTGGTCAATGCTTCAATCACTTCAATGTTATCAATGGTAGCACCATTAACAAATATTTCACTAGGTGCTGAACGTATTTCATACAGGTCGCCAAAATACTTTTGTGAATTTAATGGTACTAATACTACCGAACTAATAATAGTGCCCAATGTTCTGTGTAGATATGCCGCAAGTTCTGAGAAATAAAACGTGTCGCCAAAGTTCCACTTGTCAATTGAAAAGTAGTCATTCATTGCAGCCACCACACTACTTTTAATTTCGCTGGTACTAGCCGTGGATCCCGATGCACGAATTACTTTTATTGTGGCCCGAAGACTTTGTGCGGCCTTGGCGCCAAATAATGGTTTAAATATAACAGAATTTAAAATAATGTTATCACTTATCATTTTGTAATCTTGCAATCCTTGATACTCAGTACTTAATTCATCAATAGTAGGCACCGCAGGTTCAGTCACTGTATCAGTTGTATCGCGAATCCAATTTTGATATGAAGTATAATAGCTCAAAGTTACCACATATAAATCGATAATATTGGTCGTGCCAGGATCAATTCGATTTGTTAACGGACTGTTGTGTCTATACTGATAATACAAACTTTGTCTTCCAGTTCTTGCAATCCATTCGGCACTGACGTCAATCAAGGTGCGCACACCGGTTGTGCTCACAGACAACTGATAGAACATTTGATCGCTGTAGGCATAGAATACTTGTCCCGGAACCCATTCATTTATGGCAGCCACTATGTCATCATAGTTGGCATAGTCACTGGTAACAATACCAGGCTCAACCAAGAGATATCTTTGCAAGTTGTCAAAGTCCACAGTCTTTTGTAAGTACACATATTTTTGTGTGGAGTTGGTGTCGGGTGCAACAATTTCACTAAAGAAATCAGGGTTATCTGGCACACCGTCATTGTCGCTGTCACGATATCCCACTAACACCTGGAAGTCATCCACATAGCCATCGCTTTCAACAGGTTGGCCGGTAATTGTCATGATAATGTCGCCAGGTAAATGATCAGTAGAATCTGGTTGAGTATTCACTGCCAAGCAATTGATATAATCTTTAATCACCGTACCTGTGCGACTATCGTACACTTGTGCGCCATCATAGAAAAAGAAACGTGTTTGCAACACACTACCAAAGTAGTAAGCAAGACTACGGAATGTGACTGTGTAGTTTTGATTTTGTACCACAAACTGTACCATCCAACTGGCATCTAAATTTGTGCCCGATGTGTTGCCTGCATATTGTTGACTCCAGGTAGCATCTGCCGCAAGGTTTGTACTGGTAATCAAGTACCAAGAGTAAGGTGTGCCAGTAATGTCACCGTTGTTGTCATATCCAATACCAAAATTACGATTGAGTATGATTTGTTCAGTTATGGCCAGCTCTAGATCTTGTGGTAAGTCAGTAACAAACAATGGAATAATAGTGTCAACTATGGCGCCAGTGGGCACAAAGTTGTTGAGCGAAATTGGTCCTGCACCCGATGAGAGATTACCAAGTCCGTTATTGTAACCAGTGCCAATAATTTCTAGTGGGCTGGCCCAAATTTCTAATTTCTGATCTGCACTGGTAGGTGTACCTTGTTGTAGTTTGTTATTTTTGTCAAAGTAGTAGCCAGTGGGCGGTACAAATTTAATTAAACTTCCCACTGCTACATATTTGAAATCTGTAGTAGTTGTGAATCCTACTGGTATTGGCGCCCCATTTGGCCATGTACTAGAATAGATTGTGTTTCTAAAATATCCTGTAGTTTCGTTGGCCAGAGTAGTACTTTGGACCCAGTTGGCGCCAGGTACCCAAGTGGTACCACCATATGTGGGTAATGTACTTTCGGTTACCCTGGGAAAATTAGCATAATAAAATTGTTTTGTTGTGGTTTCAGCTAGTTTTGGTTGAAACTGATTTGTAATGGCTTCTGCAATTTCGTTACGATTGGTCCAGGAAAATAAGATTGTGGGTAGTATGTTTTGTTCCCATAAACCACCATCACTGCCAAAACTATTGGTACTAGAATACTTGCCGGTGTTGTCTACTAAATCAAGATATCGACTGGTACCAATGCTTGCACGATTCAACGCCTTACTCTTCACAATTGAATTGTATTGTGTATAAGGGAAAAGGTTATAGTCTTCGCCATTGACCATGCGATTTTGTGTGTAATATCTTGCAGGGGCACGTTGTTTAATACCGTCAATACTTTCACGTGCCTGACTATTGCTAACAGGTTGAGTAATGCCACACGTGAATGTTATGGTTTCTAAATTGCCAGCTCTACTGATATAACTGATAGGAATTGTTACTGCCTGCATCTCTTCAGGATTGATAATATACTGCAATCCATTACTTGCGCGAACATAAGCACGGAATGTGCCTACTGGGATTTCTGAAAATACACCATCACCAAATATCATGGTAATCTGATCATTAGTTCTTGATGTCACTGAGTATATGGGTCTTGTGTCCGTGGCCACTTGTTCGCCACCTGCGGCATAAATGTTTTCAGTATAGGCCCACTCACGATTTACGTTACCCACATTATCAAGTTGAAACAACCAACGATCTTGATTGTTAATGCCTTCAATGTTGATGTTTACTGTGCGATTGCTCACTCGTTCACCAAGGTTAAAATCTTGATTCTGCAATACACCTTGTTTAAACATAAAGAAATAGCCAGTATTGGCTGATTGGAATCCTAGGCTGTCGTTACGGAACACCACATTAAAAGGTACGTTGGCTCTTGGTGAAGGCTCATACAGATAATCTTTGCCTACCGAAGTTGATGTCATGGCCTCAAATGGCATATTGACGCCATCCACTGTGGCTGTGTAAGGAACTACTGGCAAGTATCCAGGAACTAAATTAATAGCATATTCATCAGTGCGTATGCCTAAAATTGTTTGTCGATTGCCGGGGCGTCCCACTCGTTGTGTGTCTACCAAGCTGGCATTGATAATTGTGGTAAACTGCTCTTGCCAATCTGGATTGGTTTGGTCAGCCCAGTCCACAGTGACGTTTGATAAATTAACGCCTTGATAATCCACAACATTTTCTGTTGTGGTTACTGAAAATACTTTTAACAAGCCTTGTGCGGCAATGTTGCGTTTGGCTGTGTAACTTACTAAGTTAGCAAGCCGTACTACGCTGTCACGGCGCTCGGCCGTGTCCATGTAGTTTTCACGTGTGTTTAAGTCTGTACGGAAGGCAAGTGCTTGTCCCATGAACGCAATAACATCCAAGAGAGCAACATATTCACTTGATTCAATGTAGTCATTGAATGTTTCTGGATAGTACAAGCGCAGATAATCAACAAAACTCTTGCGTAAGGTTTCAAAATCATAACTTTGAAAATCTGCTTCGCGATAGGTTTGATAGATCTGTTTCCAATCCTGAACACCAAATATCGCCGTTTGTCTTGTGGTTTTTGCCATTTGTCTGCGCCTCTATCTTTTATTTATGGGTATTAAAAACGGCTACGTTATACATAGGAGGCAGAACGTTGTTGTAAATCAAAGAAAATACTTAATCTTTCCGCATTAGTACTAGGCACAACTGCTAGTTCAACTTGAATTAATATACCATTTTCTTGGGGGAAAGATTGTACATCACTTATGATAATTCTAGGATCTCCACCAGCCACACGTTGTACTTCTCGAATGATTGCGTTTTGTAAATCTTCAAGTTGTTGCTCAAACAACAAGTCCCACAGCACTGTGCCATACGCTGGACGTCCGGGCAATTGCCCTTGACGAATATTAAATGCGTTAAGCAGGTCGCGTTTGATCAAAGCAAAACCCGTGAGTGTGAACTTTTTGTATTGATTTTGTGTGTTAAAGCCGATGAATGTTTGTGCCATATGGTATTTATGGGAGGTTATTCACCAGTTCCTCGCCCTTCAATTTTTAAACTCAAGGCAGCCAATCTTTCTTTGATATTTTTGCTCTTGTCTAACAGTATTGATTTAGCGGCCCTGATGTTTGCTATGTTGGTAAAATTCCCAGTGTCGCGTAAT